TCAGTGAAATCCAATTCCTCAATGTCTTCACGGTGAGGACCGAATGTTTTATCCGAGTAATTTTTTAAAACTTCTTCTGTTGCCTCTTCACGTGGGACTGCGCCACCAATTCCAACGGCTCCAAAAATATCAGAACCCATCTGCTTCAAATCACCCCAGAATCCTCTTCCTTTTTCTGAAGCCTGGCCTCCAATTTTTTGTGCTGATTTTTTTCCTTTTCCTAAAATTTCACTGGCTATTGCGCCCCATATTCCACCCTTGTCAATAGTATCCATGAATCCACCTGTAAGAGGATACATTTTATTATATGCGGGTTTATTTCCTTGACGGAGATCACGGCTCATTCCCATATATGCATTTTGTGCATCCATAGGAGAAGTAGCTCCAGAAACTTGCATACCCTGAGGGGTATACTTCTGGTTCCTATTCCAGTCACGTCTTAGGGATTTTAATTGATTAATGTCTGCTTGATTATTTGTATAACCTGGACGGGACATACGGTCCTGTAAGGATGTCATCGTATGGTATACCTGTCCAGGTCTACTACTTGCAGCTTTTTGATCTAAAAGATCTCTCGCTACTCGTCTTTGAGCTTCTTTGTCAAATTGATACTGTGATCTTTCTGGCATTATGCACCCGGCAAAATAATTACTTTAAGGACTACAAGAATGATGATGACTAAAATTCCGGCTTTTATCCAGTCCTTCAATTTCCATTCATTCCATTCTTTTAAATGTCCCCAAAGGTCTTTCAATAAATTCATATCTACCTCCTGTTTAACATTTTTGGTTTTTGGGCTTTTTCTGGCCACCCATTACACGGCCACCGTGGTGATATTTCTTCTTCACTGCACCACCTTTCTTTCTTTTAACTTTTTTAACTTTTCCACCCTTTTTGTATCCGCTCATGTCAACTTTTTGTCCTGTGGCTTTAGCATGCTTCTGCGCTTGCTGAGATCCAGATGACGTGTATGGAAATTTTTGTTTACCAACCTTCGGCATTATCGTCCTCCTTTTTTAAGTGTAATTCCCCCAGTGGGATATCCATATTCATTGACCCAAGGGGCGGTATCATAACCTTTTGCATGGAATAGTCCACCTCTTTTTTTCTTGACAGGCTTGCTGCCGTGTTCCTTCGTCCATTTCTCAGCCATGGCAGGCTTGTTGGCCCACATCCATTTTCTTTGTTTTTCAGATCTAAAAGGCATTAGTGTATCGTTGGTGGATCATCATAATAAAATTCTTCAAGTAATTCCTGCTGAATCATGAAAGTATTGGCAACTTCCTGGAACATGCGAGATGCTCCTTGAGGACCTAATGCTTCTACGTACATGTTTCTAGTGACTGCCAGCATGGCGCCACATACCTGCAGGTATTCATCATCGCTGTTAATTTCACTGTTAGCGGCCTCTTCAATCTTTTTCATTGCGGAAGCTATTTTTGCAACTTTATTTTTTAGCTGTTCCATTTGTTTTATTTTTAGCATTTTCCCTCGCAATCCGTTCATCAGATCTCTGCTTCATTGCATCCCTAGAATTAATCATATTCTCCTTGAATAAAGTCATTGCTTCTTCGGAATCTTCCTTACTAACATCTGCAGCAGCTTTCATCAAGTTAATACTTGTATCCGCCTCCAACTTGTCACGTTCTATGTCAAGTTTCTCAGAGTCAACTATCATATCTTTTTGGAGCTTAGCCTGTGTTTCCATAGCCTTAAGATCAATCTCTTGCTGTTTAAGCTTGATCAACGGATCTTCAGCTTCACGTTTCATTCTAGCTTCCTCGTCCTGCGCCAGTTGAGCTGTCATTTTAGCCTCTATTTGAGCCTGCTTTGCGGCTTGCGCATTAATGAGTTGTTGCATTTGCTGCTCCACTTGCTGTGCCATTTGAGGATTCTGCTGTGCCTGTTGCTGTGCCTGTTGCATTTGTTCCATTTGAGGCTTGAACTCCTCTTGAACTTGAGAAGCAGCCATCATGCTGATGTGCTCACAAATATGTGCCTGTAGCATGGAATAAACTTGCGGATTAATCTGAACCATTCTCGTGAACATGAATTCCGCGTGCGCCTGTATGTGTGCTGGATGATCTTGAAAAGGAAACGCCTTTGGAGGCTTTCCATTCATAGCACCTGCATTCTCTGTTGAAGGGCTCATTGGTTCCGGTAATTCCGGATCAGGTTTTAATATTGCATCCACATTATCAACGCCCATCGCATCATACATTCTTCTATATGCTTCACGCATATTGTGCAATCCTGGATTAGCGGTAGCTAATTGTAATTGCTGTTGAGCCAATGTAACACGCTGTGCCATTGAAAATATATTTGGATCGGAAACAGGAATAATGTCAACGCGATCATCAAAGTCCGCTTGCTTAATCATTTGGTTTCCGCCAACTACTTGATATGGATATTCCGGTGGCAAGTATAATTGAAATACTTTAGCCAAAAGCTTGAATTCAATTTTTTGTGCATAGTGCAATCTTTTATGAATAGCACTCATAACTTTAGTTCCTCTTTCCAAAAGAGCTAACGTTGTTCCCACAGGATTCTGCTCATTTCCTTCGCCCATCTTCATGTCTGCAATAGCTGCAAAAGATTTTCCAGCGTCAACTGCGAAACCTAAAAGGGCAAACAGAACCTGTGATGGTTCCTTGTAAGGAAGAGGTAATAGTGATTCTTTTATTGAAACACCTGTAACATCCACATCACGAAATTCTCCTGGCTGCAACGGCTCGTCATGGTCGCGTATGCGCATGCCACGCGCCTTGAAACCTGCTGGGAGATTGGCAAGAGTACCTGCATCAATTAACTGCCGCAAAACACTTGTTGCAGTTCTTGACAATCCACCAAGCATGTGTATCAGACCAAAGCCGTAAAACCCTAGTCCTGGGAGGAACTTGTAGTGTACAAAATAATCATTCTTCGCAAAATTGGTATCGCCTTCTTTCCAATTTCTTCTTATGGATAAAACTTCTTGTGAATATTCATCAATGGAAATAACGTAAGGAAGCTTAACTCCGCTTTCATCCTCGAATCCTGGAACGTCAGCATTTACATGCATTTCCAGAATTGTATGTTCTTCATCCTTTTCACTGTATTCTCTTTGAACACCTTCTAGCGTGTTTACTTTTTCCTGAACTTCGCTTGTTTCAACTGTTCCGCTTTTCAATTCAATGTCACGGTAGAATCCTTGAAGTTGTTGTTTTCTAATATCGTTTGAGCTTGTTTTAATGATGTGTGTCACTCTATCTGCATTCTCCAGATCCGTTGCCATGTAATTGATGACAAGATCTTCACCGGCAATAAATTTTGCGACGGCACGCTTCAGCAAGCTGTCGTAATAAACTTTCTTGAACGCTGATCCAGCCAGTGGAAGGTAGAATAATAACTGGTCCATGTCCGGATCATACTCTTTCATGACATCAACTATCTGATAGTTCATGAACTGTTGCACGCGCTTCGCCTGATCCTGAATTTCAGGAGTGGAAAGCCCTACAACTTGAGTACGAACGTGGCCGCTTGGGGGGAGAAGTTCCTTATACGCTTGGGCTTGAAACTGTGTAACAGATTCAGCGAGTAAGGGGTGAACGACCCCGGACGCTCCTTCGAACGGTTGGGTGCGGTCTTCATACTTGAAGCCCAGCATGTCAAGGCCTTTGATATAGGTGTCTTCCCAATCTTTCCTTGAGTCCTTATCCGTTTCGAAACTTTCTACTAGATCTATTGAAAATCTACGTAATTCTGTTTCATCAATGTAATCCGCCAGATTGGCGTCATGAGGAATGTTTGCTGTGTCAATGGGCGCATTAGGATCAAAATTTACATCCGCACCTCCCATTTCTGTTTCTGTTATTTCAACATTAGGATCAGAAATCTTTTGATCAGGCTCCAGTTGTATCTCTTCGCCTTTTGGTTCTATTTCCAATGCGTCAGTTAATGAGCCTAAGGCTCTTTCAATATTGTTGTTTGGGTTTTTTGGTGGCATTATTTTTTAACGACTCCTCCTCTTTTATAGATAGGAAGACCCTTGTCAATAATGGCCTGTGCGGCCTTATTTTCCTTGAATAATATCATTGGAACTTCCCATACCCTATTATTATCATCCACTATAACAGTTTTCATGAATTTTGCACCACTTTTATTTGCCGCCTTCTTCATGGCGCCCTGCGCCATCGGTCCGTAGGCGACAAGGTTGCCCTTGTAGTCCCTTCCCGTGGAGGACATGTTCAAATTCTTTATCGCCGGCGTGTTGATTGAAATTCCATCATATCCGCCTTCACGCGCCACGCGAAGTAGGTATTTCATTATGAATTCATTGTAGTCTTCCGTCTTGCTTAGCGGTCCCTGAGGAACGCCACTGTGGTTTCCCTCTGCCATTTTCTTCTTTTCATCATCAATAAGTTTTCTTATCTTCGTTCTCTCCCTTTTAAGCTTGGTCAATCTAGTTACGGTCTGCTTTGTCTGTGGCTGCGCCAGTAAGTCCTCAATCTTCGCCTTTACAAGTGCAAAGTGCTGTTCATTGGCAGTGCCTATTTCCTCCTTCAAATCCCCACGCGGTGCGTACTTACCAGATGCAACGAGCTTGTCATAATCTTTCTTTCCTTGTGTGGTCATCTTCGCGTATTCGCCTTCAGGAGTCTTTCCTGCTTTCGCCCAATCAGAATGCATTTTCTTTAATTGTCTTTGCGCCATGTTGATCTTCTGGTGCATGTCGGACTGGATCTCCTCTATGTGAAGAAGCCTTCTTCCGAACTGGTCTGCTCTGTCTGATGTTCTTGTATGGACAATTCCTCCCATTCGATCGGCACTATCTAAATTAAAGTCATGTGCGTACTGGTACTCCGGCTCCTTCTGCCGCAAGCTTCCAGGCTTGTACTTGAATAAAAATTCACGGTAGTTGTCGCCTCCGCTCATCATCTGCGTTCCACGGTGCTGCGGTGCTCGCGTGTATGTCTTGAACCCAGCCGTTCTTCTTCCTAGGGCCGTTGATAATGATTGTAAAACCTCCTTCATCTCAAACGGGAACCTCTGCGGCACCCCTTCAGTCAAAGCGTCCTTGACGCCGAAATTATTGAAAACCATGTCATCAATTCCCTTAAGTATTCCCTTAGCCGCATCATCAGTAGTGGACTCTTTAAGCTGAGGAATTACAGACTTAATGTAATCAAAAAATCCCTTGATCGCCGGATTACGTATCGCCTGCGTGTCCACTTCCTTTAATTTGCTCGATAAGTCACTAATAATACGTGATCCAGTTGTTTCACCAAGAACGGTGACGTCCATGGTGGGTGCCATTTCGTCAAACTGCTTGACAAGGGCTTCCTTCGAAACCGTCTTGTTTCCCATCCTTGAAAGCCACGGCGCCAGCGAAGTGTCATTCAGCTCCATGTCCTTAATTCGTGGGTACCCTTTAGGGTTCAATATGCCGTGCTTTCCGATCTTCATGTACTGAAGCCACTGCGTTCCTGTCATCGCCTCCGTCGGCGCTCCTATGATCTTTTCACGCGAGCCCCAGAACAGCGCTCCTGGCTGTTCAATTGTTTCCTCTGCTATGGTTTTCTTTCCTACCTTGTAATCAATTATGGTTTCGTAATATTCATCCGACCCTACCACATCCTTTTCACCTTTAAGCCATTCATCGGCCTCCTTCTTGGCCTTGAAATCCTTTACGGGGTTTCCTTGCCTGTCGAACACGGCCCAAGGTTTACTTGACGGTTGTGCTTTCTTAAGCTCCGGAGCCATGGTAAGCTTTGGCTTGTAGTTCGTCAGCTTTCCAAGGACCTTAGGAGCGTTCTTTTTTACATATCCACCCTTGTTGAATTTTTGTATGAACTGCGTTCCCATGAATTCTGAAGGGTTGTTCATTACCTGTGAAACTGAATCGTCAATAAGCGTTCCGTATGGGTCCGGTCCTTTTTCCGGGGGAACCGCGTTAGGTCTTCTAGCTATTCCGCCTCTGTTGTATTGGTTCATAATCAAATCCCAGTATGTGGTGTCATCGGGCTTCTTGACTCCTCCGTATTGGCTAAGGGCCGCAAACCAATTTCCTTTATTGTGATTTAACAATCCAGTCAAATATCTTTTAGCGAAATCACGGCTTTTATCCTTGTCGTGCCACTCATTGGAAAAATTCGTCCACGGTTCAACATTATATCCAGGTTGTCTGGCAGTGGAAGGTAGTATTTGATATTGTCCGTGTGCTTTTTCCCATCTGTTGCCTGCTCCGAACCTGTCATTAATTTTTACTTTCGGCCCTATGGCACGTGCGTTGTTAGTGCTTTCAACGAAAGACATTGAATCCAAAACCCTATCCATGTCCAAATTATGACGTGGATAATCCTCCATGGTCGTTCCACCACGGTAATATCCATGTATACCTTTTCCTCCACGGAATTGTTCTTCCCAATTCATCATGTCTTTTTCCCTTGCTTCATCATTTAATTTTTTCTCTAGTCTTAGCTGTTTCTTCTTGTTCATGTTTTTAACCATTCTCTCAACGGTTCCAAATATATTACCAGAAGGTGAGAAAGAATCAACATAACTGTCCATTCCATACTCCTCCATATCATTAACGGAATATCCATCAACTGTCGCGTCATCTATTTCGCTAAGAGGTTTTTTCAAGGCAACCTTAATTTCATTCTTATTAGGGGTTATAGCCCACTCAATCCAGTCATCTTTTGCTATATCTTCGCCACCAGCCTCCATGTGCCAGTTGTCATCAACGAATCTTGTTTCCTTGTTCTTCGTGTCGATTACTATATGCTGATCGTTTCCGTCATATTCCTTGTTTTTAAACGTTATTGTCTTTTGACCCGGTTCCTCTCTCAACTCAACATCGTCCCACCAGCCTCTAGGCATTACTCCTTGTGATTTGGCAATATCATCTGCTGCTTTCTCATCGGCTGTCTTAATCTTAAAGTAGGTTATCTTTGCATCCTGATTCTTAAAAACTTTTATGTTCTTCGTTCCTAGGTTAATAATTTTGGCATCATTGCCAATGCTCATTCCTCCTCCCACGACAGAGCGACGCTGACCAAGTGGACCTAAATCTTTAACACTCTTCAATGAGGAAAGCATTCCGTTCACCCATGGCGGAGCGAAATTAAGTGCCCCTTTTGATAGGGACGGAGAGACTGCCTTTAACAGTCCTTTCGGCATCGCCGTTGATGCAGCTGTGGCACCCATTCCCTTGAGGAACTTTCTTCTTGACATCATGCCGAGGGTGTCGTCGAGAAGCTCCTTTAAATCTTTTTTTACTCTTCCTCCTTTGTTGTAGCCGTTGACTGTTCCGCCTCTATTAAGAGTGGTATGAGCCGCTTGGAGATTTATTTCTGCTCTTCGTTTTGCAATCTCTGCCCGTCTTTGAGCAGCCAACTTTTCAGCAAAATAAGGATCGTTTGGGTCTATTTGAGCCCCACGTCGTGTTCCTCCAATTTCAGACACTAGATCAGCTTTCGCCAACTCTTCCCTGGCTTCCGCTAAAGTCCTATCTTTAAAATATTTTTCCATATGTGGCGATCTTCTGCTTTTATCCAAAACTATCTTTTGCTTGACTAGCATTTTCTTATCAGATAGAGATTTAGCATTAGAAATATTTTTCCTTAATATGTTTATCTGCTCTTCTATCGCCTTCTGCATATACCTGTTTGATTTATAATTAGCAAAAAATAAGTTGGAAGGATCCAAGGCTTTTTCCCAATTACGCTCTACAGAATCCATGTGGGAAAGGTCCACCATATCCGGCTTCAATCCTAACGCTTTAGCTTCCCTATTTAATTTCCTTAATCTCTCTTTTTGAATAACAATCGTGCCTATACCTTCAATATCTGTCTCGTAAAGCTTTTTCATTATCTGTTCTTCAGGAACTCCTTTCCTTTTTGCAAATTTAATCATCCTGTCAACAATAGATCTGAGTAACTCATTTGCTGCTGTTCCTCGGTATGACATTCCTATCATAGACAAAAAATCTCCAACTTTCTTAAAATTTTCAGGGCTTAAATCATTTATCCATGAATGTTTGGCTAGTTTACCACCTATCAATGCTTTTCCTCTCTTCGGTTTCCATCCACCCCCAATGACTTCTTCTCGTATTGCATAGGGAATCATTCTTCTATTCATTCCAGGAATTGTGTTAGCGGCAGCTAGAAGTTCATTGCCAGTCATTTTCTTAAGAGTCTCTTTATCCATTTTTTCAAATAAAGTTCTTATCTTTTCTCTCTCTGCAGCTAGTACTGGATTTACCGTGCCAGTCCTGCCTGCTCTTCCTTTTACTTCTTTTGGAGACCATGCTTTATATGGTGTGCCATCCTTACTTATATATGTCGTTTCAACACCTTCTGATTTAGGATAGACTTTTCCTCTATATTTAAAATGATCGGGACCAGATCTAACCTCATCGCTTCTCTTCCACCCCCCTCCAACAATTTCTTGTTGAATATCTTGTAATGATTTCTGATGACGTTTAATATTTAGGGTGTCTTTAATATACTTAACAAGAGAAACACCACTCATTCCCTTAAGATCATCAACATCCATTTCTTTCAGTTTATCTTTTACTAAAACTGTGTCTTTTTCCTGATTTTTGATATATTCCGATTCTCTAATACTTTTATGATACCCTGTTCTTCCCCTTACATGTTTTGGTGTCCACTTGTAGGCAATTCCTGATTTATTTTTTTTAGTCTTATAGAATGCCTTAACGCCTTCTGACTTAGGATATGTTTTACCTTCATACTTAAATGTATCCGTTGATTTTTCTCTTGCCTGGGCACGAAGACTTTGCGCCAGTCTTTGTTCCTGTGTTCTTATATATTTTCCTACTGGTCGTTTAATTTTTCTAACAGGTCTTAATGATCCAATTCCTGTATCCAATAATAATTTTACTGCCGCTTTCTTCACCATTTATCCCCCCG